GATGTCAATGACAACTATGTAGCCCGGTATAATGAAGCGCTTGCCATGTTGAAACAACTTGGCGAAGGCAAAGACCGTCAAGATACATACCGTACAACTCAAGCAAGGGTTCAAGTCCGATGAGCACGATGAGCGAAGTAGCCTTCCTTTTAGGAGGCAGTCAAGTCAAAGTATTAACAACTTCTGGTCGTGGATTTTTGCCAGAGGAAGTTGCCGAACGGGCCTTAGATAAAATTATTTCTGTAGGTTCGCAAACGCACCCTGCTATTCGAGATCAGGCAGAAGCGTTTAAAGATCAAATCCGTCAGGTTTTGGTGTTTTATATGAAAGAAGCCATTAAGTCGCACCATACGACGTTGGCTATCAAGTTCAGGAATGCAGGACATCCTGAGTTTATTAAACTTTTAGATGAATAAAGGAGCCTAACATGGCTATTACGCAAGCAATGACCACATCATTCAAAGCAGAACTTCTGCTTGGAGTGCATGATTTCCGTCCGTCGGCTGATACTGGCGCAGACGTTTTTAAACTCGCTTTGTATACATCCTCAGCCTCATTGGATGCAAATACAACTGCTTACACATCAAGCAACGAAGTTTCGTCTTCCGGTACTAACTACACGGCTGGCGGGCAAGCACTAACTAACACAGGTGTAACGGCAACCAACATCAACGCCAACACCGGCACGGGTTTTACTGACTTTTCCGATGAGACGTTTACTAACGCTAACTTTACTGCTCGTGGCGCTTTGATTTATAACACCACGCCTTCAGCAAACAGCAATGCTAATACCACGTTGACCAATGCATCGGTTTGTGTGTTGGACTTTGGTGCTGACAAAACCGCTTCGGACGGTGACTTCACCATCATTTTCCCAACTAACGACGCATCAAACGCAATTATTCGTATTGCTTAATTAACAAACCTCCCCTAAAGGACAAATCATGGCTGGTTGGAGCATAGGGCCTTATGGGGAGGGTGATTTTGGTGTAGGTAATCCAAACGCTTTAGTAAGTGTTACTGGAGTAGTTGGTAGTGCGTTATTAGATCCAGTAGGTGTTGCCGCAGGGGCAGAGGTTGAACCAGCAGGCTTTCAACATACTGTTGATCTTGGACAAGTAACAATACTCACAGGCGCTAATGCATTTCCAGTTGGTGTTGAAGGTGAAGGTGGAGTTAGTGTAGTTACGTTTAACCAAGTTGCTAATGTGTATCCAACAGGTGTAGAGGGTACTGGCGAACTTGGAGATGAATTTGTTCGTGTAGGTGTGGAAGTAGACTTAACTGGAGTTCAAGCAAGTGGTGAGTTAGGTCAACTCCCAAGACTTCTTGGGTGGGGTATTGGCCCTTGGGGTGAAGGCGGTTGGGGTATAGGTAATGCTAATATTTTTGTTAGTGTTACTGGAGTAGTTGGTAGTGCATTACTTGATCCGGTAGGTGTTGCCGCAGGTTCCGAAGTTGAGCCAGCAGGGTTCCAGCACGAGGTAGAACTTGGGCAAGCCGTTGTAACCGCCGCCGCTAATGAGTCCGTATTTGGTGTTGAAGCAACAGGTGAAGTTGGAACAACAGTTGTAGACGCTGGGGCAAATGTTCAACCCACTGGTGTTGAAGGCACCGGTGAAACCGGAGTTCTTGCAGTTGCTCTAGCAGCAAATGTATACCCAACTGGAGTACAAGGTAGCGGGGTAGTAGGTGAAGAAGAAGAAGAATTTGCCTATTACGTTACTGGGGTTCAAGGTTCTGGAAATATAGGAGTAATAAAGACCAGCACCGATATTAACTATATTGGTTGGGGTTCAGGCCCGTGGAGTCGTGGTGGTTGGGGCGCAGATGTAACCGGATTTAACGTAGACCCTGTAACTGCTACTGGTCAAATTGGTTCTGTTGTAATAATTGCTGCCGCAAATGTGTTCCCGGTTGGTGTCGAAGGTGAGGGCCAACTTGGTGAAGAAGAGGTAAAGACCGAAGCCACTGTTCAACTTACAGGGACTGAGGGTGATGGGCAGGTTGGGCAGGTAGTTGCTAGGGCTGGGGCAACTGTGTCCGTAACCGGGGTTCAAGCCTCCGGGGCAGTTGGTCAAGTAACACAGCGCACTGCTTATTACGTTACTGGGGTACAGGGCGACGGAGAGGTTGGGGCTGTAGTTGTTACGGCTGGGGCTAATGTTCAAGTTACAGGAATTGTTGGAACAACGCAGTTAGGTGAAACCGATGAGAGCGGTGCGGCTAATGTACTAATAACTGGAGTTGTAGGGACTTCAGCGCTTGGGCAGGTTACTACCAAGACAATTAATTACATACCGGTCACACTCCAACAGGCAACAGGTTCAATAGGTAGTGTTGTAGTAAGGATCCCCAAAAATGTATCTGTAACGGGGGTTCAAGGGCAAGGGCGTGTTGGAAAAGTATTGATCTGGAGTAAAATTAACCCCAATCAAAACCCCAACTGGATACCGGTTAATGATGTACAAACACCAAATTGGTTGCCGATAGCGGCTTAATTTAAGGAGTAAATAATGGCAAGTACGTACAGTAGTTTAAAAATTCAACTTATGGCTACCGGAGAAAACTCGGGGACATGGGGTAACGTCACCAATGATAACTTAGGGATAGCGTTAGAAGAGGCCATTGTAGGCTCGGCTGATGTGACCTTTTCTAGTGCGACTGTAACGTTGACACTTACGGACAGTAATGCTAGTCAAACGGCACGTAACCTACGCCTTAACCTGACAGGCACTTCTGGTGGCGCCCAAGATCTTGTAGTTCCGGCGATTGAAAAGTTATACATAGTAAACAACGGTTGTGCTGATACCATCACAATCAAAGTAACAGGACAAACCGGTGTTGCAGTTCCCGCCGGTAAAACTATGTTTGTTTATAACAATGGTACTGACTGTACGGATGCAATTACTCACTTACGTAATCTAACTCTTGCTACTGCACTTCCGATTGCTTCTGGTGGTACCGGATCAACTACAGCAACTTTTTCGGGCGCAAATATTACCTCTTTAAATGCTTCTTCCATATCGTCTGGAACTATAGACAACGCAAGGACTACCGCAAGCGCATCAAACGGTGCTTCTACAATTGTAGCCAGAGATGCTTCTGGAGGTTTTGTGGCTTGGGATGTTCAACTTGACTCTCTTGGCGTGGGAACTCCGGCTTCTGGAACCGCAGGTGAAATTCGGGCAACTAACAACGTTACAGCGTTTTATTCGTCAGACCGTAAATTTAAAGAAAATATCAAACCAATTGAAGATGCTCTTAATAAGGTTACGGCTATTGGTGGAAAAACTTTTGATTGGACTGATGCCTATATTGCAGAGCACGGTGGTGAAGATGGGTATTTCATAAGTAAGTCTGACTTTGGTGTAATTGCTCAGGACGTACAAACCGTGTTTCCACAGGCAGTAAGAACTCGTGATGATGGGTCTTTGGCTGTAGACTACGAAAAGTTAAGTGCATTGGCTTTTGCCGCTATCGCTGAACTTACATCTCGAGTTGAAAAACTGGAGGGTTAAAAATGGCTCTTAATAACTCAGGCCCAATTAGTCTTGCTGGTAGTACAGCCGGTCAGTCTATTGCCGTCGAATTAGGGCTTGGCGCTACCACACAAATTAGTTTAAATGAAGCCTCAGTTCGAGGTCTTGCCGGTAAAGCCTCTGGTGCCATTGTTATGCCTACTGATTTTTATGGCAAGGCAAATACATATAATTTATTAATTTATGTAAACGGTGGCGGTGGTGGTTCAGTTCGTGGTGCAGATCGCCCATCTTCAGGTGCGGGTGGCGGTGGTCATGCATTTTATAACAATTATGCTATAGCCCCCGGCGGATCATCACTAACTGTTACTGTTGGTGGCGCTGGCGCTGCGGCAAATGACCATTGTACTACTCAGGCTCCGGCAGGTGGAACATCTAGTGTAAATGGTGGCCCTACAATGACCGCAAATGGTGGTAGTGGCGGTTTTGGTGGTTCAGGATGTTCGGGTGGTAATAGCCGTCCCGGTGGTGCAGGCGGTACGGCCTCTGGGGGAACTACTAATACGTCAGGGGAACAAGGACAAACCGCTCCCGGTAGTCGTCCCGGCCCCGGGGCTTATGGTGGCGCATCTCCCGGCCCATATGGTGGAGCGAGAACAAGCACTCCGGGTGAAGCCTCTCCCGCCGTAAACGGAAATAACTATGGCGGCGGAGCAGCAGGTGCTGGTGTACCAAATGATGGATTTACAAACCCGGGATCGGGCGCTGCGGGTATCGTAGTTATTCGTTATTTAGGCGCTCAGAAGGGTACTGGAGGTACGGTTACTAATGATGGGACTTATACAAGTCATACATTTACCAACTCTGGTACGTTCAGTCCTTGATTTATTGGAGAATGTAAATGGATTGCGTACATATCAACGACCAAAATATAGTTGACAATATAATTGTTATTGATGATTTCACATTTATTGAACAAAACTTCCCAGAACAAGTTAATGACTGGGTGATTGTTAATAGTTCAGCCCAACCTGAATATGGAGTTATTGGCGGAGTTGGTACAACTTACAATCGACAATTAAATATTTTTATCGCTCCACAACCTTACCCATCATGGTCACTAAGTGAATTTTATAAGTGGAGAGCACCTACCCCATATCCCGGTATAGAGGGGAGTTCTTCTGATGAATATTGGTGGAATGAAGAAACTCAACAATGGGTAAAACATGTCGAGTGAGAATTTTATCCGTGTTTATGATGGTTTGTTTAGTGAAGATTACTGCAAAAGCGCTATAGAACAGTTTAAATTTGCCGATGCTTCTGGTATGACGTATCAACGTCAAGAGTATTCATCAGTAGCAAAAAGCACTATAGATGATTTATCAGTTGTTCCGCTTGAATTTTGTAAAACAGAAATGGAATACGGAATGGTTTCCCATTCCAAAACTTTTTCGGATATTTTTTGGAATACTGTCTATCCTAAGTACACAAATGAATTTCCTCATGTAAATAGCGGACTAGAGCAACATACCGTTAATTACATAAAAATTCAGAGAACACTACCGGGACAGGGGTATCATGTCTGGCACGCTGAATGTCAAGGTAGAAAGCATACAGATAGAATTTTAGCGTTTATATTGTATTTAAACGAAGTTACAGACGGCGGGGAAACTGAATTTTTATATCAAAATATGCGAGTCAATCCAATAGTTGGTCGATTGCTAATATTTCCAGCACATTTTACTCATTTGCATAGAGGTAACCCACCGTTAAAGGGTGAAAAATTTATCCTAACGGGTTGGGTACAATTTGTATGAACTACAGCCCACATTGGTCTTTTTATAATGATCCAGTACATGAATGGGCTTTTTGGGATATGTTGTTTACGGAAGATGAGTGCCAATCAATTATTTCATTAGGTGAAAAAAATAATTTAGTTGATGGAACAATACGTGAGAATGAACACGTTAGTGATATTAGGAAAAGTAAAGTATCGTGGATATCACCTTCAGATGAAACTCGTTGGATTTACCAAAGATTAACAGATGCAATAGTTAGTCTTAATAATCAATTTTTTGGTTTTGATTTAAGTGGTTTTAACGAAGGTCTTCAGTTTACAAAATATGAGGCTCCAGATAGTAAGTATGATTTGCACGTAGACGTTGTTTCAAGAGGTATAATAAGAAAGTTAAGTATTGTTTTACAGTTACAGAAACCAGAACTATATGACGGCGGAGAATTACAGTTAGTTTATTCAAGTGAACCAACAATTTTAGGAAAAAATCAAGGGACTCTTTTAGTTTTTCCAAGTTATGTTTTGCATAGAGTTACCCCAGTAAGTAGGGGGACAAGGTATTCATTAGTTGGGTGGGTTTCTGGAAAGCCATTTAAATGATTATTAACAACTTAAATATACCGATTTTTGTTAGAAAAAATCCTAATCATGCTGCTATAAAAACTAATTTACTGGCGGCTATTATTAGTATGGGTAAACATTCGGTATGTGATCGATCACAATGTATTTCAAATACGGATTGGTTTTTGCCACCAAATATCTCACGTCCATATTGGGATATATTTTTACAAAGTGCGTTAGACCACATTGAAGAAATTGGTAACCATCAACATTTTATAAATGGCAGAATAGTAAATTATTGGTTTCAACAATACAAACAAAATGATTTTCATGGATGGCATATTCATCCGTCTTGTATGTTTTCTAATATTTATTTTGTTGAATTACCTAATGACACCCAAACAACTTTTAACATAATGGGTAACGAAGTGTCATTTGCTGTAGCCGAAGGAGATATTTTAACTTTTCCTAATTCTTTAATTCACTGTTCTAAACCTAACAAAAGCATTATTACTAAAACTTCGATTGTTTTTAATAGTGATTATTTAGATGTTACGGACAGTTTAAAATATTCCTACGCCCCTAAAAGTGGCTCTTGTTGCCACTAATAAAATTTAAGGAACCGTCATGAAAACAGTAATTGAAGCGCATAAGGTAGATGGGGTAAAAGTTTGCCGCTCAGAAGAAGTTCATGTTTGTGCCTCCTGTGGGTATGACTTAGATGAGGCTGAGTTGGCGGCTGACACTTGCTCCGATTGTGGCGCACCCCTGAAGTTAAGAAAGTCCGTATCGGTCTGGGCTACATCCGTACCCAAAGCCGGTGCTAAGACTTGGGGCCAGACTTAGGAATAGGAATGAATCTTGGCAGATATAGATCCAATACTGACTGCGGCAAAAGGCGCCACGCAGGGAATCAAATCGGCAATTCAGTCCGGCAAGGAGTTATCGTCTGCGGTAGATGATATTCAACGTCTAGGTGTAGCCGAGTTACAAGCCAAACAAGCATTCAAACAAAGGCAACGGGTTGTTACAGGGGACACTACAATCATGACAGCCTTCGCTGAGTGGCGCAGATTAAAGCAAATTAAAGAAGCGGAAAACGAATTAAAGGATAGTTTAATTGAGCGGTACGGCAAAGAAGTAGCCGAGAAGGAATGGATTGAGATTCTGGCAATTAAAGAGCGCCAGATAAAAGAGGTAAAAGAAGGCAAGGACGAGTTTGGTAGGGATCTGGCTAAATTAAGACTTTTAAAGGTCTGGTGCTTCACCATAGCGTTCTTCATGGTAACTGTTTATTACATTGCTAAGGGACATCTGTAATGACCACCATTGCCGCTAAGTTTTCTACGGGTGAAATTGCCGCAGATAGCATGGTAAGCGGCGATGATAGTTTTTACTTAGTAGAGAAGTTACGGCAAGGCAAAGAATGTATTTATGGTGCCTGCGGGGATTGGGACAAGATTCTAAAGTTCTATCAAGTAATGGAGTCCGGGGGTGACTTGGATTCTGATACCGAGGTTACGGTGCTTGCTTTAAAGCACGACGGTTTGTGGATATATGAGAGTTCGATTATTCCAGCAAAGATTAAGAATGATTTTTGGAGTATAGGGACAGGAGCCAACTTTGCCATAGCGGCGATGCATTTTGGGGCTTCTCCGAAGGAGGCGGTTGAGATTGCTTGTTTGTACGACTCAAGTTCTCATGGCCCTATTGATGAAATAAAACTACCAAGGAAGCCTCGTGGCGTTAAAAAAAGTCTCTGATGAAGAAGTAATCTCTGCAATGAAGAGATTTGGTAGCACCCAAAAGGCGGCTGCGCACGTTGGTATGTCTACTCGTGCGTTTGGGTTACGCAAGGCAAAGATTCAAACTGAACAAGGAATTTCTTTGCCTGCTTACTCTGCGTCACAAAAAACCCATCAAAAAACTTTCATACCTGAAGATCGGCGGATTTTAGAACATAGGGTCGAAAATGGTATGGTGTTTATTGGATCAGACGCACACTACTGGCCTGATCAGATTACGACAGCGCATAAAGCGTTTGTCTCTCTAATAAAAGAATACAAGCCTAAAACAGTCATCATGAACGGAGATGTTGTAGACGGCGCTAGGATTTCACGGCACGAACCCTTAATGGGCACGAACCCACCCACACCAAAGAAAGAGATTGAGGCTTGTAGAGATAGGCTTGATGAGGTGCGTAACGCCACAAAGAACGCTGTATTCCTGTGGACGATAGGTAATCACGACGTTCGGTTGCATCGGTATATCGCCGTTAATGCTCCTGAGATAGGAGACATGCTTTCGCTGTGGGACTACTTCCCCGGCTGGCATCATGGGTGGCGGATTGATATTAACGGATCAGTTGTTATCAAACATCGCTGGCATAACGGAATTCATAGTACTTGGAACAATGCCCTGAAAAGCGGAAGATCAATTATCACGGGGCATCTACACCAACTCAGATCGACCCCCTTTAGTGATTATGACGGGCGTCGCTGGGGGGTCGATGCCGGGACGCTTGCTGAACCTTATGGTGAACAATTTACATATACGGAAATGAACCCGGTCAATTGGTGTTCAGGGTTTGCCGTACTGACGTTTGAGAATGGGAAATTATTGCCGCCTGAACTTTGTGAGGTTATTGACGGGGTGGCTTACTTTCGTGGGCAAAGAGTATGAGTCCTTGGCTTATGATTTTTGTGGGTTGTATCTATGCCTACATAGGTTTTGAGCAAGGTGCTAAGGGCAACATAGCGATGGCTATTGTGTTTGCCGGTTATTCTTTTAGCAACATTGGTTTGTATATAGCAACAAAAGGGTAATTGCGAATGACTGAGAAACTAAACGCTAACGACACGCTATCTAAAGTGCTGGCGTATGTTGACTCGCCATTTAAGTTGTTTGCCATGATCCTTATGGCGGTGTTAGCCTTTGGTGGTTGGATGTTATACGACAACAAAGACCTGATCGTAGGCACCTATAAAGAACATCAGAAATTGCCGGACATTGTGGATGACCGGGTTGAGGATGCTGTAGCCCATTTATTTAAGACTACAAGTGCGGCTACCGTGGCAGTGTTTAAGGTGAACCCCTTGCTTGGAACTCGGGTGCAGTATCGGGCATATACCAAAGAAGGTAGGGACAAGACAAATGACGGGCTGGACGTTGGACTCTTTACTGCCAATCAAGCCAACAATCAGGACGTGGTAAATCTCATGGCAGGCAACATTCCGTGTAGTGAGTACAAGGCAGCGCAGTCAGAGATTGGGCTGTGGTACATAGAAAAGGGTATGCGGTTTGGGTGCAGGATCAGTATCCCGCCTGAGCCAAGTCGGTTTGTAGGGCAGATTACCGTGGGCTGGGCAACCCCTCCCGCTGATTTAGACCAAACCCGGGCGATGCTCAATATCGCCGCAACCATGCTTTCAAGGAGTAAAAAATAATGTTTCCAATTGCTGCGCTGTTATCTATCGGTGAAAAAGTACTGGACAAGGTTCTTCCAGACCCGGAGGCTCGTGCCAAGGCGCAGGCCATGCTTTTAGAGATGCAACAAAAAGGCGAACTTGCCAAACTCCAAGCGGACATGAATGAGCAAGATAACCTGACCAAACGGGCTGAGGCCGATATGAAGTCGGACTCTTGGCTATCTAAGAACATCCGGCCTATGACGCTGATCTTTATCCTAATAACTTATACCGTCTTTGGGATGATGAGCGCTTGGGAGATTGAGGTTAACAATAACTACGTTGAACTCTTGGGCCAGTGGGGGATGCTAATTATGTCCTTTTACTTTGGCGGACGCACCCTTGAGAAGATCATGGACATGAAGGCGAAAAAAGATGCAACTGACAAATAACTTTTCCCTTGCTGAGATGGTGAAGTCTGATACTGCACTGCGGCATGACATGGACAACACACCGGGGGAGGCTGAGATTGCTAATCTTAAAACACTCTGTGAAAAGGTATTGCAGCCCGTCCGTGAACACTTCAAAACCGGAGTCAAGGTCAACTCAGGATTCAGGCACCCCGAAGTCAACGCAAAGGTGGGAGGCTCCAAAACGTCCGACCATTGTAAGGGACAGGCCGCTGACATTGAGATTCCCGGTATTGCCAACGCAGACTTAGCCGTGTGGATCATGGATAACTTAACCTATACCCAGTTAATCCTTGAGTTTTACACTCCGGGCGTACCGGACTCAGGCTGGGTGCACGTCTCCTATGACCCGGCTAATCTTAAGAAGCAAAACTTGACCGCTACCAAGCAAAACGGTAAAACAGTGTATCTACCGGGACTCGTAGCGTGAGGACGCCATGCCATTTATAGCACTTAGATTTAAGCCGGGGGTAAACCGGGATCAGACTAACTACTCTAATGAGGGTGGGTGGTACGAGTGCGACAAAGTTCGCTTCTTATCGGGTTTCCCCCAAAAGATTGGTGGTTGGCTTAAACAGACCCCCAATACGTTCCTTGGCACTTGCCGACAATTATTTAACTACGTAACAACTTTTGGGGACAACTTATTAGCCGTTGGGACAAACCTTAAGTTGTATTTAGAAGCGGGTGGTTACTTCTATGACATCACTCCGCTCCAAGCCACAACGGCTGCCGGGGACGTAACATTTGCTGCTGTTAACGGATCTTCTACCGTAACAGTTTCAGATACAGGCAACCCAGCCCAAGTAGGTAATTACGTTCAGTTTACTGGCGCTGTTTCTTTGGGTGGTAATGTCACGGCTGCGATTTTAAACGTCAACCAAGGCTTTGAGATTGCCACCGTAATTAATGCCAACGCATACACAATTGTTGTCCCAGTTACAGCCAATGCCTCTGATTCTGGTAACGGTGGCGCTTCAGTAATTGGTAAATATCAAATAAACGCTGGCACTGCGGGTGGTACATTTGGTTACGGTTGGGGTACAGATACTTGGGGGCGCCTTGAGTGGGGTCTTGGTGGTACAACGCCCGTTGCTTTACAAGGTAGCGATTGGTGGTACGACAACTTTGATAATGACTTAGTTGCCAATATAAGAGATGGCGCTATTTATTATTGGGAGCGTGGGTCTTCTGTTAATCCCGGGGTAGCGCTTCAAACTAACGCAATTCTTCTTTCAACAAAGGCTACCGCAGATGGATACAACCCCAATGCAGTACCAACCAAGGCTATGCAGGTTCTTGTATCACAGAACGATAAGCATCTTCTCGCTTTTGGGAGTGTGCCTTTTGGTTCTACTAGTGTGGCTGATTTTGACCCCCTTCTTATTAGGTGGGCTGATCAGGATAATCCGAGTCAATGGACTCCGACGCCTACCAACTCTGCGGGATTTATAAGAGTCTCTAGGGGTTCAAGGATTGTCCGTGCTCTACCAACCAGACAAGAGATCTTGGTGTGGACAGAATCACATCTTTATTCTTTTCAATTTCTTGGAACCACGGACGTATTTGGCTTACAAGAATTAGCAGACAATATCTCCATCCTTAGCCCACGGGCTGCTGTAACCGTAAATAACGTCACTTACTGGATGGGGCATGATAAGTTTTATGTCTATTCAGGCCGTGTTGAGACGCTCCCCTGTACCCTACGGCAGTTTGTCTATCAAGATATTAACTACAGTCAGGCCGACACTATTATCTCTGGCACGAACGAGGGTTGGAATGAGGTTTGGTGGATGTATCCAAGTTCTGATGTTGGATACCCCAACCGTTATGTAATCTATAACTACCTTGAGCGTATCTGGTACTACGGAAATATTGACCGCACTGCTTGGTTAGACAGCCCGCTGCGTGAGTATCCTATGGCAGTTAATACGCCTAGCGGAAGCAATACTGGGGTTCTATACGATCAAGAAAATGGTTTAGATGACGATGGTGCCCCAATAGCGGCCTACATTCAGTCATCTGACTTTGATATTGCTGACGGTGAGCAGTTTATGCTGACTCGTCGTATGCTTCCTGACGTTAACTTTGCTAAGTCTACTGCCGCTCAACCAGAGGTAACGATACAACTTCGCCCTCGTAACTTCCCCGGGTCAGGTTTCCAATCGGTAGGCACTACAGACTCTAAGCCGGTAATTGAGACTGCGGTGGATGTGTATACGGAGCAGGTATTTATTCGTGCCCGTGCCCGTCAAATGGCGCTAAAGATTAGTTCAGAGGACTTAGGAGTTAACTGGCAGTTAGGTGTGCCTAGACTAGATGCTCGTGTGGATGGTAAACGCTAATGGCAATGGAGAGGTTTCAGGCGCCAGCATTACCGGTACCGCCTGTTGAATACGATCAGAGATACCACACGGATCTGATTCGTATACTTCGCCTATACTTTAACCAACTAGACTCGCTTACCCCCAACCAAGCCAACTCGTACCGTGCCGACTATTTTTATGGCGGGGAGTTTATTGGGTATGGTCAAAACTTAGTCTTCCCCCATATTGCCGCATCTGATTCAACAGATCAGATTGCTAGTGGTAATAACACCGCCACTCAGGTTAAATTTAATACGCTTGACTCTGAGTATGGATGGACACTTAATCCTCCCGGTTCAGCAACGGCTACCTATGACGGGGTTTATAAAATTACTTTTAGCCTTCAGTTTATCAATACGGCAAACGCTATTCACTACGCCACGGTTTGGCTTAAAGTCAATAATATAGACGTAGATAACTCAACCACAATCTTTACCATCCCAGCCCGTAAAAGTGCTAGTCCGGGGGAAGAAGGCTATATTTGCGGGTATTCCGAGGCTACTTTTACTGCTATCGCTGGAGATGAGATTGAGTTGTATTGGGCTACAGATCTGGCTGGCAACCCCACTACCCCAACTAATGGTGTTTATATTTACCATGACGGCCCCCAAGTCTCGCCTTTTGTCAGACCTGCCATCCCCTCGGTTATAGGGTCAATCACGTTTGTTTCCTCGCTCCTATATAAGACTGTAGTACGCCTTTCTTCGGTACCCGCTTCCGGTTCTGTGGGGACAGTCACAGTTACCATAGCCCCATAGACTTCACTTGACAAATTCAGGATAATCCCATTATGCAATATCCCACCATAGGCCAACCCCAATACGGATTCGCTCCCACCATGCCCGGTATGGCTAGTGGTGGTTTAGCGTCCTTGCCCGTTAGACGGTTTCAGGATGGTGGCGTTTCTACAATTCCTAGATACTCTTATGACCCAGTTACTCAGACATATATACGCCTTACCCCGGAGCAACAAGCCAATCAGATGATGGCGGCTCAAAACTATGATTATGGGGGTGGTGGAGATAGTGGGGTTGGTTCTCCGGGTTCCCCGGGATCTACTTCCTCCGGTACGGTAGGTTCTAGTGGCACTTTAGGGGGTATTGCCCAAGGAGTTAATGCCGCTGTTACAAATGTACAAAATGCTCTAGGCCCTGTTGCTATGGCTGTACCGGGTCTAGGTATCGCAGGCGCCCTATCCAACATGGGCGTAAATCAGGCAATGAATGCAAATGAGCGAGCAGATGCCGCCCTAGCCGCAGCCAATCAGCAAGCCAACCAAGCCAAGACTTCAATGGGGCTTTTTGGACCACAAGTTACTACTGCTGTTGATATTAATCCTGTGGCCCCACCCGCCGTACAAGAAGTTAGTCCTCTCGCCGCTTTGACGGCTATGAATCAAGTGCAACAAGCAGAAGAAGAGGCTAGTCCCGCCGCTGTCGCTGCTGATGTCGCTGCTACTGTCGCCGCTACGCAAGACGCTGTTGATGCTGAGGGTGGTCAGACTGTAGGCGTTGGCCCTAGTGGTGTTGGTACCGATACTGGCGCTGGTGGTGGAGATGTTGGTGGTGGCGGTGGTGGTGGGAGCACAGCAACGGGTGGTAACGATACTTCTACAACAGGTTCAGGGGCTTCAGATACAGGAGCCGCCACTGGTGATTGGCGTGCAGGGGGTCAAGTTATGAGATACGAACAAGGCGGTCTTGCCGCAGCGCAACAAGTACAAAGTAAAGGCCGTGGTCAGGACACAATGCTTGTCCACATGACCCCCGGTGAGGTCAAAGGACTTCAGGCTTTGGCTATGTCCCAAGGTGGCTCGCTCACTATTAACCCCCAGACTGGACTACCAGAAGCAGGGTTTTTAAGTGCCATTCTTCCAATGGTGGCTGGCTTTGCTCTTGGCCCAGCAGGGTTTCAAATGATGTCTGCGCTTCAGGCGGGCCTAACTGTAGGTGCCTTAACAGGTGTGGCTACGGGAAGCCTTAAGAAGGGTTTAATGGCGGGTCTAGGGGCTTATGGTGGCGCTGGTTTAGGTGAAGGTTTAGTAAATGCGGCTACCCCGGTAGAAGGTGCTGCAACAATGACTCCCGTACCACCATCCGCCCCTACCCCTCCTCTTGATATGAGCACTGTGTCTGGTTCTGCCGGAGATTTTATGGCGGGTGCGCCACAAAAAACTAGCCTTTTAAATTCTTCAATTTCTGCCCCGACAGTTACACCTACTGGAATACCTGCTGCCACACCACAAGCGGGTATGTTCTCCGCAACTAATATTCCGCCAGCCACAGTACAACCTACAGGTTTTGGAGCCGCTACAGAAGGACTTGGAAACGTATTTAAATCTGCTGATGCGGGTGGTGCCGCTGCTCGGGCTAGGTTTGGTGCGGCCCTTCCGTATGGGACAACAATAGCCGCAGGTGTGCCTTTGGCTTCGGCGGCAGCAGAACCTCCAAAAGGCCCCGAGCCATCAAAATCCTACATCCGTGGCTACGATTTAGATATTACTAACCCATCGGGCACGCCTCAGTACACCCCGCAGGATACAAGGGAACGCGAGCAAGTACGATATACCTATAGCCCACAGCCCATTTATCAGGCCGCTCAAGGTGGTCTAGCCGCTCTCAACGGGCAAACTTATGATGACGAATATGGTCGGGATGAGTACAAGGCTGGTGGGCAGGCTAAAGCCAGATCTAAATCTCTTAAGGGTGACCCCTACTATAAGTTTGCTGATAGTCGTAAAGATTCCAGCATGGAAGCCGCTGTTGAACAAAACTTTGCCAAGGGCGGTCTTGGCGCTGCCCTACCCCCACGGTTTTTATCAGGTGGTGGAGACGGTATGAGTGACTCAATTAAGGCTAACATTGACGGTAAGCAAGAGGCTAGGTTAGCCGACGGTGAGTTTGTAGTTCCGGCAGATGTGGTATCCCATCTTGGTAATGGGTCGAGCAAAGCCGGTGCTAAGAAGTTGTATGCGATGATGGACAAAATTAGAAAAGCAAGAACAGGTCGGGAGCGTCAAGCACCCGAAGTCAACGCACAAAGATATATGCCTGCATGAACTACGAGATAAGATTAGAGAAATTTAAAGAAACGTATTCAGAATTAGAGCCTTTATATAGGCAGCATTACTCAGAGATGGTTGAGCGGTTGGCAGAGCAAGGGGTGCAGTACTCTCCTTACAACCCAAGACTTGACGAGTACATAAGGGCTAGTGATGGTGGGTGGTTATTGACTTTTGTTTTACGGCTAGATGGTAAGGCGGTTGGTTATAGCAATGTTTACGTAACGAATGATATGCATAACCAAGACCTGATAGCCCAAGAAGATACCGTCTTTGTTCTAAAAGAGCATCGAACAGGTTGGGGGCGAAAGTTAATTAAAGCAGTCCATGAAGAATTAGAGAAACGTGGTGTTAAAAGATTAAACATTACGACAGCAACAGATTTGAGAGTATCAAAACTTTTATCTCGTATGGGGTACCAGCATACAGCCCATGCAATGACTGTAACTTTTTGAGGTAACAAATTATGTGTTCACCATCAGCGCCACCAGCACCAACCAGTACGTCGCAAACGACGATACCTGAGTATGCTAAACCGTATGCGGAGAAGATGCTTGGTAAATCCGAAGCATTAACAGAATCTCCTTATCAAACCTACGGTGGGCAGCGTATGGCTACTGCTACCCCAGAGCAACAAGCCGTTCGGCAAAACGTGGCTGCTATGGAGCAACCCGGTCAATTTGCTGCTGGTACTGGGTTAGCCGCTGCTGGGGGATTAGGTGCTCTTGGTGCAGGGCAACAGTATATGCAGATGGCTACTGACCCGATGGCGCAGCAAGCCTTTATGTCCCCCTATATGCAGAACGTGGTTGATCTGCAAAAACAAGAAGCAATCCGTGATGCCCAGAAAGGGCAGTTGGCTCAGAATTTAGGGGCGGCTCGTCAGGGTACATACGGAGGTGCACGTCAACTTCTTGCTGGGACTGAGCGTGAGCGCAACCTACAACAAAATCTGGCAAACATTCAGGCAACAGGTGCCCAGAAAGCCTACGAACAAGCCATGCAGGGTATGCAGTTTGGCACTACGGCTGGGCTACAAGGCTCCCAAGCCGCTACTCAAGCAGGCGCTACATTAGGTCAGTTGGGTATTGGTCAGCAGCAGGCAGGTATTGACTTGGCTAAAGCGCAGGAAGCCTTTGGTGCAATGGGTCAGGCCGAGCAACAGAAAGCCCTTGACCTACAATATCAGGACTTCTTACAACAGCAACAGTATCCGTACAAGCAACTTGGCTTTATGTCTGACATCCTGCGTGGTAGCGCAAACCTTGCGGCTACTGGAGGTAAGACCGTTTATGAGCCGCCTCCATCCGTAGCATCACAGATCGGTGGTTTGGGTTTGGCTGGGCTTGGCGTATATAACCTTCTGAAGTGAGATTGAAATGAATGATTTTCGTTTAGAAGATTTAGATAGTTTTGACTTGCTATCAGCCGAGAAGGTTGCCAATAAATATGGCGGGGATAAGCGTAAGATTGGTGAAGCCGCCCAGATGGGATTGATTAACCCGACTGTTGCCGTTATGGCTGGTATGTTTATTGACCGGATGCGAAACGCCGCAATTAAAGAGCAGCAGTCTGACACTACTGTAGCCCAAGATGTTATGGCTCCGGCTCCGCAAATGGCTGGTCTAGGCGCCACACCCCAAGCACAAACGGCCCCTCAGATGGCCCCCCAAGCAAATACTCAAATGGCTGCGGCTCCTTCGGGAACTGTATCTTTGGCTAAGGGCGGGTTAAGTTCGTTACCTGTCGATGAGGATATGTTCCCTGATGAGTACGCAGGTGGCGGGATTGTGGCGTTCCAAGGTGGTGATTTAGTTAGAGGCATCGGTACGGAAACTTATCCAGCATCGCTATCGCAAACCCAAACTGATCCTGCAACCCTACGTGCCTACTATATCTCTAGGGGTATGCCGCTTCCATTTGAGTTGATGACTGAGGCTGAGAGAGCAAAAAGCGACCCTACCTACACTTTAGGCCCGACAGGTAAAAAGTTTGAAGAACTTGGCAGACCTGCCGTTCCGGGGGCTGCTTCATCTTTAAGTGAAATGTTTAGCAACATAGGTAGTCGTATTGCTGGTCTTGGCAGTAGTGATATGAGAATTGACCCGGCTACAGGTAAGGAAGTTAGTTTTGGAGAATATATGCGTCTGGAAGACGCTCGCCGTGCTGCCGATGCTGGTAGACAATCCCCCACTCCAACCGCTACGACTGGCAGAGATTCTATTGAAACTCTTAGAGCCAAAGCCGCTGCTTCAAGAGAAAGCATGAGTCCTGAAAACCGTGCTCGGTATGACGAAAATCTATCTGGTATAAAGCGCATAGCCGAGGATGTTGCACCTAAAGGTAAATCGTCTGAAAAGGCTGATACCGCTAAGGCTGCTAAAGCCGCTGCTCCCACTAAGGGAGAAACAACAGAAGATTTCTTGGCACGACGCAAGCGTATGTTAAAAGAATCCGGAGTGTCTGAAGATCCGTTTGCTGCTGATCGAGAGGCTCTTAGGGCGCGGATGGATGATATTGCTTCCCAAGATAAAGAGAATAAAGCACTTGCTATGATTATGGGTGGCCTAAGCGGTGTGGGCGCACGTAATTTGGCAGAGTTTGCTCAGAAAGCAGGTACGGCTGGGTTTGGTCAGTACATGAAAGGTAAGGAAAAAACCCGTGAAGAGCAAAAAGAAATTGACAAGATTAACCGTGACATCAACAAATCCGAAGATGCCATGAAGCGTGGCGACGTAGACAAGGCACTTGAGTTTGAGGACAAGGCTGAACAGCGTCGCATTCAACTCATGGGCGTTGAGGCTCAGAAAGCCTCTGCCGCTCGACCAACTCAAATTACTGAGTTATATCAACTTCAAGCAAAAGCAAAGGCTGGCGACCCTGTAGCACAACAGTTACTTAGAGGTTACTTTGGAGGCCCTAAACTAGGTATGGTTGATGAGCGGCAATTGCAAGAAGACTGGGACAAGATGAATCCAGCCAAAAAAATGATGTTAGCAAGAGATGAAGGTATTACTACTTTTGAGCAATATAAGGCTTCGCGCATGGGTGGCGGTGGTGGTGGTGGTGGTGGTGGGTTTAGAGTATTAGGCAAGGAATAATTTGTGGCTATCTTTAGGGTTCAAGGTCCAGATGGATCTATCTACCGAATTGAAGGCCCTGATGACGCTACTGAAGAACAAGTGGCGGCTTTTGCTGCCAGACAATTTGCACCCAAACCCATTAAACCTACCCCCGAACCCACAGTCGGTGGGCAGGTCAAGGAAGCCTTTAAAGGTCTAGTTCCCGGTGCGGTTGGGTTGCTCGAAACGGCTGGTGCCGGTGCGGCTGCTTTATTGCCTGAAGAATACGAAACACCAACCCGAGAAAAAATTAAAGAATTAGCCACTGCCGCTAAGAAACCTTTCGAAGCCGCCCCCGGATATGAAGAGACTGTAGGACGTAAACTGGGTGAAGCGGTTGGCTCAACTGTTCCGTTCCTTGCTGCTGGCCCATTTGGTCTGGCTGGACGTGCTGCGGCAGTGGGTCTTGGTACGGCGGCTGGTGCAGGTGAGGCTAGAACACGGGCTGAAGCAGAAGGGGCTACGGAAGAACAACGGGCTGCGGCTACTGGATACGGAATTATCCCGGGTGCGGCTGAAGCCTTTGCTCCATTACGTATCTTGGGTCGTCTTAGTGATGACATCGTGGGTGGTGGAGTTGCGTATGTAAAACGTGCTCTTGCTGCTGGTGGTGAAGAAGCCGCGCAGGAAGCCGCCTCCGGGTTCGCTCAGAACTTAATTGCCAAGGGCATCTATAAACCCGAGCAAGAACTAATCGAAGGTCTTGGAGAGCAAGCCGCCTACGGTGGTGCTACGGGTGCAATTGTTCAGGGCTTACTTGACTTGGCTATTGGTCGTCGTGCTCGTGGGCCTGCGGCTCCTACTACCCCTGCCGAGACTGCTGTTACTCCTCCTGTCGCCCCTGTTAATGCATTTGAGATGACGCCTGTAGATCGGGCAAGAGAGATGGCGTCGTTAATGAGTGGGGAGCAGACCCCTGATATTCAAGCACGGATTGAAGAGTTACGTGCAGCCGACATCCAGCAGGTTGAGCAAGACTTGGCCCGTATAAAACTTCCTGTAGAAGAAAAAGGCGGGAAGAAGCGTAAAGAAACAGATGAGGAGTTTTTTGCTCGTACTGAGCCAACCACGCTGGAAGAACAGATTAGGACTCAAGCACCGACTCAGATGGCTATCCGTGAGGCTGGTTTAGAAGAGACTGGGTTTATACCCGGAGATGAGTTTGCTGGGCCTGTTCCTGAAGCACAGTTTCCCACAGTGCTTACGGCTGACGTTTTAGACCGGACCGGTTTAAGTAAGCGTTCTTCTTTCTATAAAGAACTTGAGGGTAAAGATTTAACTGACCCAGAAGATCAAGTTGCTGTTGGGCAGATTCTCAATCGTGTAAGGGCTAACCCTAACCTGAGCGAGTCTACTAAGTCTGGTATTGAGAGCGTGGCGTTGCAGGGATTTGGGGCCGCAGCACAGCAACAAGAGTTGTTTGCGACCAAGGGAAAGAAAAAAGGCGAGCCAACGCCGGGAGCATTACGCACCGGGGCTGTCGAAGAAGAGGTTGTAGAAGAAGCGATACCAGTTGCCGAAGGTCGCCCTATTACGGAGCAAGACTTTAAGGACATGGGCATAGCCCCGTCTAATAAGAAACTAAGAGAAGAGATTCTAGGCAAGGATTTAACTGACCCCGAGCAGGCGGCTACAGTTAAAGAGGCGCTTGATGCGTTTGGTAGTGACCCTAAGCGAAGCCCCAAAGTTGCTCAAGGAGTAGAAGATTTCCTGAACAAGATGGGTTTCAGAGGAGAACAAGATGTCGGAGTTGATAGAGAAACTGTCCCCGGAACAGATGAGTCAGGCGTTCCTAGCGCTGGAGTACCCGGAGGAGAATTGGCCCCTACCGGAGCCGCTGAACCAACTGTCACAGAGGGAGTGGAAGATAATATCCCTGACGCTGGACCACTTGCTGCTGGAGAGAGACCTGAGCAACGTCCACTAAGACAGCAAACTATAGACGAAGCCAATGCCGCCTTTGGTGAGTACGTTAAGAATACAGGTTCTATTAACGCCGCAGTTGACCGGATGGCTGGCGAGATTGCCTTTGAGACCAAACTAAACCGTGTCAATAAGGCCGCACAGAAAGCCCTCTCTCCTGAGTTGCAGGAGCGTCTAAAGGACAAAGTTAAGCAGTATCGGTTCAAAGCCAAGCAAGGTGAGAAAGCCGCTCAACGCTATCTAAGATACCGAAATGCTCAAGCCGGAACAACAGGTAATCCACGGGATTTGGTCGAGAAAGCAGTCCGTAAGTTAACGGCTGGCTGGGCTAATGTACCCAAGATTGAAGTTGTTCAATCCATAAGCGAACTGCCTGAGAATTTACGGTCAGAAATTGCCGCTGCTGGAGCCAACCCTAAAGGTGTTTGGGATTCTCGTACTCAAGCGGTCTATCTTGTTTCTGATAACTTAGTGGGTTATGAAGACGTAATACTTACAGTAGCACACGAAACCGTTGGGCATTTTGGTCTTAGATCTATCCTTGGTAAAGAATACCGCAAGGTTATGGATAGTATTTATGCGTCTAACTCAGAAATTAGACAACGTGCCGATGAAAAGATTAAGGAAACTAAACTAGATAAACGGACTGCTGTTGAAGAAGTTTTGGCTGAAATGTCCGAAACCAATGCTCGGCTTACGCCTGTAGAAGAAAAGCAGATTAAGAGTGTTATTCAACGTATTAAAGATCTCATACGTCGATTCCTTGTCAAGATTGGTGCTCTTCCTAAAAATATCAGCGCCAAAGATATAAACGACATATTAGATCAAGCCAGAGATTACGTTATAGAAGGTAAAGGCACACGGGCTGAAGGCGTGGCAGGTAAGCAAGAAGGGGTATTCCGTCGTGGGGCTGCACCAACTCTGACTGCCGAAGGGCAGAGAGCGCAACAGGCTGTAGACAAGATGAAGGGTATGTCTAACGAGAAGCCCAAGGTTCCTGAAAGATCTACGATTGAAAAGGTTGGTGCTTTATTCTTTGATCCATCTTATCGGCAGGACCAGATTGATAAAATTGGAACCCAAGTTTTCTTTAAAGGTTATTCTGTACAACGCAAACTAACTGATGCCTTTGGCGGCAAAATACGTAATGCTTTAGGTAAAGTCCGCCCTGACGTATTTATGACCGCTGCTGAACATTCGGACACCATGACGGTTGCCGCTATGAAGCAGGGCACGCTGTTCCTGAATAAAAATATCGGTTGGGATGTTAAGCAAGGCCCAAACAGTTTAGAAGGCGCCATGAATACGGTGCGTAAATTGGGTGATAGGCTAGGCAATCAAGAACTTGCATTTAAACTAGCCAACGATGCTTTCATTGCCCGTCGTGCTAACGCCTTAAAAAATCACCCTAATAAAGATGTGTTTAACCTACCAAGCCAAGACAAGATTGATGCTGGCTTACAAGCATTTAAAGACTTCCCTGAACTTGAGACCGCGTTTAAGGAGTACACAGGGTTTAAAAATGGTCTGATTGACGCGATGGTAGAGGGTGATAGGTTAAGCAAAGAACAGGCTCAGGTTTGGAAAGATGCTATTGATTACGTGCCTTGGAACCGTATTAAAGAGTACGAAGAGTCCGCACAGACTAGCCCCAAAGGATATTTCAAGGGTCTAACGAACCTTGGGCAGATGGGCAAATTGAAAGGTAGTGAGGACGAAATTAACAACGTCTTTGACAATATGGTTGGTTTGTCCTTTTGGATGACTAATAGTGCCATCCGTAACCATGCCGCCCTAAATCTGGTTGATACGTTTAATGAGTTAAATCTTGGTATCCGTCGGGTGCAAGAGGGGCAGTCTGGTGTTGACCCCAACAAAGTTATTTACATTTACCGTGACGGCAAGCCTGAGTCCTACGAATTAGATTCTTTAGTTGATGTGTATGCATTTAAGGGTGTAGAGAGTTTGTCCATGCCTTTGCTTAAATCATTCGCATCATTTGCCAACTTCTTGCGGAAAGCCACGACAGCCACACCACAATTTGCTATCAGTCAGTTGTTCCAAGACTCGTACCGAGCCACAGTTATGTCAGGCACGAAGAATCCTTTCCGCACTGCGGCAGGTGTGTTGGCTGGGTTTAAAGGCGCATATTTTGGTGATGCTACTACCAAACGTCTTGAGCAGTTAGGCATTGTGGGTATGTATGACCTGATGACGGGGCGCGTAAAAGAAGATATTGAGAAAGAGTTTGGTTTGAAGCAACGTAGCACGATGGAGAGAGCGCTTAACTTTATGGAGTCGTTCTCTATTGCTTCAGATGCCGCACTGCGCAAATCTGTTTTTGAACAAACGCTGGCTGAAACTAAATCTGAGCAGTTCCCTGAAGGTGATGTCTTGCTTGCCCGTTACCGTGCTCAAGAGATTATTAACTTTAAACGGCAGGGTGCTAACCGGATGGTAGGTCTGTTCCGGCAAATTATTCCGTTTATGAACGCTTATCTTCAGGGTATGGAGGTGTTCTACCGTAGCATGACGGGTCGAGGAATTGCATCTGAAGAACGCGCAGTGGCTACTAGACTCTTTTGGTCTACAGGTATAAAACTTGCAGCGTTGTCTGCTGTGTACGCCATGATGGTTGGGGATGATGAAGAGTACGAAGGTCTGCGTGACTTTGAGAAAGACAAGAACTTTATCGTCCCCGGTGCAGGTATTAAGATTCCAGTAGCCCCTGAGGTTGGGTTCCTGTTCAAAGTATTGCCAGAGCGTGCTTACAACTATATCGCTAGTCAAGGCACAGAAAGTCCACAGGACGCAACAGCACTACGCAAGGCTATTGCCACGGCAGGGTTTGATGCCATTACAGGCCCGAACTTAACACCGCAGTTTATTAAGCCATTGATTGAAGTATCGCTTAACCAATCATTCTTTACGAACACCCCGATTGTGGGCCGTGGTTTAGAGGATAGAGAGGCTTACCAACAATTTACGACTAACACATCTGAGTTGGCTAAGATGTTTGGTGAACTCACTGGGCTGTCCCCGATGAAGTTAGAGTATGTGTTTCGGGGATACACAGGTATTGCAGGTGGTACGTTGCTTGACATGACCAACATGGCGTTTACTAACCGTCCTGACCGCCATGTGTATGAAATGCCGGGATTCAAGACGTTTATGTATGACAAGATTCCGGGCGGTTACAAAGAGCAGTATTACGATTTGCGGGATAAAGTGACCGAGGTAAATGCAACCGTCAATGGGATGGTTGCCGATGGTCGAGTAGATGAGTTGATGCCATATCTGACTGACGAGAAGTTAAATAAATACGCCCTCGTGCAGACGATCAACGAGATTGATCAACAGATGGAAGATTTTCGTGCACTGCGCAAACTTGTAGCAGGTGACAAATCTATGGGTGGGGAAGAAAAACGCAGGGTAATTGATGAAATTGAGCGGACTGAGAACGAGATGCTTAAGTTCTACAACATTCCGGCGATGCGTAAGAATATAGCAGGGCTGTAAAAAAGACCCCCGACATTTAGCCGGGGGTTAATCCTATCGAGGAGAGGATAGGAGAGTGAGGCCCAAGAATATCACTCAACCCTCCAGCAGCGCAACCCGTATCTATCTCCTTCAATAACTTGTTTACAGATAACTCTGTACCTATACCGGCCCGCTTCCCACGTAAGTTGCTTAACAGCGTTTTCGGTATCTAGGCACGGTACGAAAAACGACATACCGGGTTCAATCGATGCCCAAGGTATCTCCACCTTCAGGTTTAAGATCTGCATTTACAATGGCGTCCTCAGCAAAAAAGTCTAGTTTCGATGTATCAAATGTCAAAGCCATAACCCCGTCAGATGCACCCATTGCCGTACCTGCAAGCATCCGTTTCTTCTTCAAGCCCGTAAAAGCCTTGCTCTTGCGGTAGGGGTTCAGGGTGTCCTCGTAGCCTATAAATGATTTGGCACAGTCATCCCGCCACTCTTTATTGACCACAAACAGTAACTTCGTATCCGGCTCGTAGCGGACTACCACCTTGCCACGGGGTTCACGGATCGGTGCCTGCTCTAGTCCTGTCCGGCTGTGGGTCTTACCATTTATGACCAAAATATCCTGATAGTGACGCTGTAGGAAGCCGCCAAGATAGTCAGCAACGTGCGAAAACTCTTCGTTATTCTTGTTGCGGGTGTTGTTAACTAGGTTTATAGCGTGCTGAAACACGGGTTCTATAGGGATGTTATGCAGTCCCAAGTTGTGAGCGATGATGCCCCCCGTGAGGTCAATGGCTATACCTGCCGACCAAAAGCGTTCGGTGTTCGTGATGTTTGCGGCACGGTCTAATTTCCTATTTACGCGCCCCAGTAGTTCGATAACCGTGGGCAGGTTGGTTGCCACGTACTTAATAAAGGGGTCGATGGCGTGCCCATAATTACTCATTAACCGCCCGAAATGCGCCTTAGACCACGTTGGATCATTATCCGGGTCAGGCAGAATCTCATCCTCTAAGATACGCAGTAACTCCGGTTCAGGAAACGATTTGGTTGTCAGCAAGGCGTCTTTCACACGGCGGTTGGATGAGGACACCACCGGGATCTGCCACGTTGTGACGTTGGTGCGCTCGACGTTAGCCTTGGCACTCATGCGGTTCTTGCCTTTGCCGGATGTGATGTCATACACAAGGCTCGACATAGCCTTCGGCTCTAGGTTAGTTAACTCGTCAATCGTAGGAGTCAAAGACTGCATCGTGCCCATCCGTTGCATCCGGTGGTTGTGGGTGTCCTTATAGGACAGGAGCAGGGGCTTTGGGCTACCGTAAATAGAGTTGATAGCGTGGAGCAGAGTCGTCTTACCCGAACCACCCTTTTGGCTAACTAGGTTTAGTAAGAACCCATCGAGCATCCCTTCACCTACAAACTTCATAAGGGGACCGCCAAAGCCCATAAACAAGGCAAAGGCTCGTTGCTCCATATTCGGTCTACCGTAGGCATTGATGATGTCTCGCCATGTGTGGAAGTCGCCCCGGCTCTTCATTGCAGGAATGATTGGCACGGTGACGCTTGTTGGTGGGCTATACAGAACCCTACCGTCTGCGCAGATCTCACGGTCTCCGATAATAAATGCGCTGTTATCTTCTAGCCAACCAAACTGCTTACGGGCTATTTCTGATTTGCCCATTGCCTGTAGTTCTTCTACCCATCTTGTTACGTATGACATAAGTAAGTCCTGTCTCTTCCCCAGTATGGCTACACCCTGCTGTGCGACTGCGTTAATAAACTTCTCTTTGGATAGCGCAGAAGTCAGCGGCAATATAAATTCACGTACACCGTCTTTGGGTAAGTGCAACCGGAGCAGGAGCGTTTCCCCGTCATCAGGGTCGTGGATACGTTTCACCACATACATATCGTATGGGTAGATCAATTCGTCTTTGTCATCTTCTTTGTTAGGGTCAGCACGGCGGTACACTCCACCTACCTTGCCTCTGAAGTACGGAAACGGATACGTTGGGATGTTATAGGTTATTTCTTCCTTGGTAACTTCTTCCACCTGTGTAACTACATTATCTTCTTCGGCGGCTTCGACAATCTCTCTTCCAATTTGGATCGGAGACGTTACTTTAAGTGTGCACCCCTCGCAGGCTGATGGATTAAGCGTTTTGAAGGTTGCACAGGTGTACGGCCCCTTAGTCTCATTAGCCTTTTTAATAGTCCGATTTGCTGAGTATTCAGGGTGTTGTTCTGAGATTTTATGGATACCCACGCTTCCATCCACGCAGGCGTTTGCGATGGATAAAGCGGCTCTCCATAGAGGTTCTTCGAGTAAGTCTTGATTCCTAAATGCGTTGGCAATCTGCTCACAGCCCTCTCCATTGACTGATTTGATAAGGATTGTTTTGAATTTGGATTGGTAGTTACCCATCAGCGCCAAGGTCATTGGATCCATCTGACGTATAAATGGCTTCTTACCCGGAATGTCAAGGAGATCTATTACAGGTAACTTCTCAGAGAACGCACTAAGACTAACCCGCTTACCTGCTTTCAATACTTTGGTTGGCAGGGGGTTGTCCGGGTCTTTAAAGTTAAGCGTCTCCGGTATGCGTAGGATGCGTGCCACGTCTGCCGTAACTGCGGGGTCGGCTTCGAACTTGTGCTCTTGGCACAGTGCCTTAAACCGCTCGGCTATAGGCTTCCACTCTTCACGTGTTATAGGTTGTTCGAGTACCCAGTATGCGTGCAGGCCGCGCCCTGAATTAACAACTACGGTTGGCTTGGTAAAGTCGGTGTTTGCTAAAAACTTTTGTAATGCTTCGATACCTTCCGTCTGATCGGCGTAGGCTTTGTTCGCCCCGCAATCTATATCTATAAAGAACGAGTTAAGTTCTTTTGCATTGGCAACTGTACGCCCTTCGTCTGATTGGAAATTCGCTAGAGCAAAGTAAGCATCGTAGCCCTTGTGCACCATCGCATCTGCGTAGTCGCTTACTTCATCAATAGACTCTACAAAGACCTGCTTTGGTTTCTTGTCCGCACCTAGACCCACTACACAGTATTGTCCTGTTGGGGGTAAGACAAGAGATAGAAATTCTGTTTTTGAGACCATAGCCGCCATCAATCAATGCGCCGTCGTTAAAATAAGGTAGGCAGGGATAGGACGGCGGACTACCCTTTTCGGGTGCCCCCTAGCCTCCTTAAACTGTTTACGTATTCAATTTCGCAAGCAACTTCTCAACTACTTCTTTGTGCTTATTGACTACGTTTGTTTTACCTTTAAACCAATGGTAAACCGTCATGCGTGTAACTTTTAAAAACTCAGATACATCTACAACCGGAATATCGTTCTTGATGCAGATCTGCCCAAGTTGTACTCCTAACTTAGTTTGATCTGCTTCATTCACGGCTTTGATGAACTTGGTGGTGTATCCACGTGACATAACAACCTCCCGTTAGTCGTCCCACTCTTCAAGGATCTTGTTGAGATCCTTCTTCGGTGCAGGGGCTTCTTCCTTCTTGCTTGCACGTTTGGTAGGCTCTTCTACGGCTTCGGCTTTCACTTGGGGGGCTTCCTCTTTTACTGTTTCCTGAGCGGGAACTTCTGAGTCTACACCATCAGCCTGAGCCACCGTCATGGTAATTGCCTTGATTGCATCTCCGGTTTTACCCTTACCCAAAGCGGTATTGAACTCATTGGTCTCCAAGAATCGTACTGGCTTGAAAGTCAATTTCGGAGTGGCACTGTTAGTGTCAAAGCGCATCTCGGTAACAACCGACGTGATGGGTACGCCCTTGCTTCCAATCATCTTGGCGTATGTCTGTAAAGGCCATTTCCCCGGCTCACCCTCGCCAAAGATTGACTGGCTTGGTAGGGTAAGTTGATATACGTCACCATTAATATCGTTCTCAAGCACAACTGCTAGACGCTGAGAGAAACGGCACGCACGGCTGTCACCCTGACCGGAACCCTTGATGTTCTGAGGGCAGTCTTTACAGGTCTTGGCCTGTGGTGCTTTTGCTTTTGCATCAGGTACTTCGCCATCAGCAGACCAACAATCGGGAGCAGATGCTACACCCTTCTTGTATACACCTGCATAGAATGTGCGGGATACCTTTGGTGCGGCGGCAACGATAACAACATTCATCACCCGCTCTTCATTACGGGCAACTTCTTTGCCGTTAACCATCATGCGCCATACACCACCCTCGATGGAAATACGCTTCGTACCACCTCCGCCACCCATAAGGGCTTTGGTCGTCTCGTCTATCTCAACTTCGCGCAAGTGCGCAGGTAGATTTTGATTCAATAATGCTAAGTCACTCATTTGGTAAACCTCCTTTTAAAAATTTATAAACAACATTAGATGCACCTATCAAATCATCTAAATTAGCGTTACTTCTTTTATAAAAATCTACGATTATGCGCATTGCCTCCAACCGTAAATTAATCTCTTGCTCTTCACTCATGTTTTTCTCCTGATAGAGATTGTGTATTTGCTATCCACATTTAGCCCCGGTGGAAGCAAATCGGGGTTTTCTTCAAGGAACGTAGCCATATTGGTTTGCGCAATGCGCTTCTCCAACAACTCCGGCATTTGATGTTCCAATAGGAACTTGTGAAACGAGTGCCAATCGTTTGTCCAAAACCTTTTTGCAACACGGCGACTCACCGTACCAAATTCAGTCTTGAACCCGTCAGCACCCATTGTTTTGCAAACGTCGAGAAGTTTCTCGCTGATCATGTCTTGCGATTCTTCTAACTCTTTGTCTTGCGCTTCGTACTCATCCGTGAGTTGCTTGCGCCTATCGCGGATTTTGATGTACGCCTTGACCAACTTATCGGCAGACACATTGTCCATTTTCACTCTCCATATAGTTATGTTTGATAATACTAATCATAATGTTTTACTCTGTCAAGCCTCCTCTAATAAATTTTTATAAAGGTCTACTACCCTAGTATGAATATCGACTTTCGCTTCGAGCATTGCATACATTCTTTTCTCAACGTGAGATCCCTGAAGATGTACTACGGTGCAAGGATTACGCTGACCGGCCCGATGAACACGTGCGTTCGCCTGTAAATAAGTTTCTACAGACATGACGGGCGACCAATACACCACCACGTTTGCGGCGTGCAAAGTAACTCCATGAGATGCCGCCTGCGGTTGGATAACAAGCACTTTGGGGTCAGGCTCCGTTTGGAATCGATTAAAGATTTCCGTGCGCCTGTTGACTGGCACCGCACCATTAATAATTTCTGAGGTGTATCCGTCTCTGATAAGTTCTTCGTGCACGATCTGAATGGCATGACGGTACGGCACAAATACAATCACCTTGTGTGATGCCTCGTCTATAACTTCTTTTAGAGCGGCTAATCGATTGGAAGCATCAAAGGCTATGATCTCTCCACTATCCGAATAGACCGCGCCCCCTGACAGTTGTAGTAATTTGTTAAGGTTTGCTGCTGCATTTACCGTAGTAATTTCCTCGCCTGCCGCTGTTGCCACCATATGTTTACGGATAGTTTCGTAGTATTTCTCTTGTTGAGGGGTCAGGGGTATCTTCCGAGTTACATAGGTCATGTCCGGTAGATCAAGGCACTCTTCCTTCGTAAACCGAATTGCGGGTTGCAAGACTTGATGGATGATGTCCTCTGCGCGGGGACGGGGAACCCACTTAAACTGCGTAATCTTTTGCATCACCTGATCTTTAAACGAACCAAAGAATCGTGGCACGCTTGATGGGTTGACTATCTTTGCAAGCCCATACGCATCGGTAGGTGCTTGAGCCGCAGGGGTTCCTGTTAGCATCCACACCCACGTGCTAGGTTTGATAATTGAGTTCAGCGTTTTCCAACGCTTTGTTGCCACCGTCTTGTACGCATTTGCTTCGTCAACTACGATCAAATCAAAATTGCTTTCGTTGACTGCATCCTTGACAATCTCAAGACCATCAAAGTTACATATTACAAACTCAGCGTTAGACTGCACCGCTTTGATTCGTTTGTCTCGTGAGTAACTATGTGCGACCTGCACCGTGCGATGCATAGCGAATCTGAATAAGTCATTGACCCACGCAGACTCCATGATTGACAACGGGCATAGTACTAGCACACGTTTGATCATTCCCAATTTCATCAGGTAGTCAGCCGCCCATATCACGCTACCCGTCTTGCCTGTACCCTGCTCGTTAAAACAGAACGCACGGCGATGCAACGTGAGAAACTCTGCGGTAGTTTTTTGATGAGCAAACGGTTTGTACAGACCGGGCCAATCGTAATGCGCAATGATGGGTGAGGGCACGTTCCGAATACGTAAGTTCTTTAATACTTGCGCTTCTTCAAGCCCCCACTTCACTGCTACTTCACCACTATCAAGCACACGGCTTTTTGGTATCACCGTGGTAATTCTGTTTGGTTCTTTTACTTTCAACAGCAGAACCTTATTATTTAATATCTGCAATTCACTCTCCACAAAGACGCCGATAGGCCGAAAGTGATGTTTTCACTCTCCGCCCGAAAAACTACGACTACTGTAAAACTGATTCTACTACTTCTTACGTTCTTTTTTGCTTGTTTCTGATACGAGTTTACCCTGAGAATTACGCTTGAACGAACGATTCTTTGCAGGGGTAGTTACATAAACCCCGTGCTTGTTTGAACCACCGTTGCTTAACGCTTTCTTGTGGGCTACATCCTTACCTTCACGAGCGTCGGCTTTGCCGTTCCCGTTAGCATCTTTACCGTCTTTATCTAATTTACGACGGGCACGTTGCCGCTCCATACGATTGTCGTGCTCGCCCCGAGCCTTCTGCATTTCATACTCATGCTTGTAGGGGCGTGGCGATTTAGTGTACGGCATCAGTGATTCTTCCCATTGTGTATGCAGTTAACTACCGCACAATACTGTCTGCAAGAGAAGTTAGGTTTGGGGTTCCAAACGTCGTTCTCATAGGCGGCTTCCAACTGCTTGGTTTCATTTAGCCATTTTACCCACGGTTCGGCCTGTTGGCTACCCTCATAATTAACCTTCACAAAGTCATTGGCTACGAGAAACAATAGCCCACCCTTAATAAGTTTGATTTCAGGGCGGTGTTTGAATAGCGCCAAGGACAGTATCTCCAACTGCTTGGTATCGGCATAGCGGGACGATTTACCCGTCTTGTAGTCTACAAGATACGCTTTTTCATCTTTTACAATTACTAGATCCGCTACACCTCTCCACCAAACATCTTTAGAGAAGAAGTCACATGGTTCCAGATCCCGAGTCAACCCCATGCGGTATTCGCATAAAAACTCCCCGCCATCACCTAATGCTTTTAAGAGATCAAGAGAGTTCTTTATGAAAGAAAACTGAGGAGGTAAGGGAATTTCCTTACCAATGTAAAACTCAGCCGCCTCGTGCAACTGCTTGCCGTACATCAAGGCATCGGTTTCAGGCTCTTTATGATCCTTAACCACCCGTAGGTGGTAGTACTTTTTAGGGCACTGTTGGAATAAAGAGAGGGACGAGTACGACCAAGTGTATGGTTTCATTCGGGTATGTGGCTGTTGATAGCCGCCTTCATCATTCGCATCTCGACTATAACAAACTCTACCTTACCCGCCGCTTCTGCAAACTGCTTTTTGTTAAGCAATTCCGTAATTTCTTTGAGGTGCTTTTTTGCCTCAAGTTCATGACAAGCATAATCAAGTTTCACCATAACTCTCTCCGTATCCTACTTCACAGTTTAAAGGTAGATCTTTACACCAATCGGGTCGCCAACGCATACATTCTTCCACATATTTTACCGCTTCTTCGCGCTCTCCCACGGGGGCTAGACACGCCACAGCATCGTGCACCGTCAGGACTACCTTATATTTCTTGTTAATCTTTAGCATCTGCTCCGCTATGATGCACCGTGCTACGGCTTGACACACGTTCTCAATTACCTTACCCCCGTAGATTTTGGTAAACCCTGCCCTTGTCTTATAGGCATATTGACCATCTGAGTCTTTGGTAAGTTCGGGGTAGCGTAGAAGCAACCCGGACGGTAGTCGAATCCCGGCACTTCCTTCGACACTAAGAACCTCGGGGTATTCACCAAGTTCAGCAGTGCGATCTGTGAGGATAGCGTCAAGTGCGCTTTGCGCTTGTTTCCATAGCGATGGGATCTCGCTGTAAGTTTGTCGATAAACTTCAATGATCCGTTTTGCTTCGGCCTCGTCAACGTCAACCCCGAACGTCTTAAGTTGTGCGCTAAACTTGTTAGCCCCCATGCCATATCCTGCACCAAGGATAGTTGTCTTTCCGACAAACCTTTCGTCCTTTGTAATCTCGTCAACCTCTTTCGCATAGATAGCCGATGCCATAATTTTGTATACATCTTCGCCTTTCTCAAACGCATCCACCAAATCGGTCTGACCCGCCAACCAAGCAACCGTCCGGGCTTCGATTTGTGATGAGTCTGCATCAATAAGTATGTACCCCTTGGGGGCACGGATAGCACTCTTGAGTTTGCCTGCGTTGTTACCACGTGCGGGTAAGTTTTGTAGGTTTACTTTGTCATCACCGCCCCACCTACCTGTGTGCGCCGCGTAGTATTTGAGCGGGACGGGCATACGCCCACGTTTAGCAATGTCGATAAAGCGTTGCGTGCGTGTTTCCTCAAGCGTGGTTTTGTTTCCAAGCCTAGCCGCAACCAACGTCTGTACGCGGGGATCAGGATGAGAAGCCAGTTCCTTGAAGCCCTCATCGGTCTTGGCAAACGCCCACGCCTCGCGCCCTGTCGTTGCGCTTGTCTTACGTGGGGGGTCAACCTTCAGTTGCTTGAGCAGTTCTGCAAACTTGTCATTGGACATCAAATCATCTTTGCTGGCAGTAGCCGCTTCAAGCAACCTTTCTTTCTTGATCTTCACATCGTGCAGGTGTTGCTCAAGCAGGGGCAGATCCAGTATGAGTTTAGGATCGGTGTACATCCGTAGCGTGCAGTCGATCACCTTCAGTTCGGACTTAGGGAAGTTTGCCGCTAGTATGTGGAATAGTTTATAGGTCAGGTCTACGTCGTTCTTACAGTACTCACCATACGCATCAAGATCTTCAGGAGTGAAGTCAGACTTACGCTTACCCAACGCATTTACAACCTCCGTACCTTTTTGACCCAGTTCGTAATGCTTCGCCAAGAACGCAAGGCTAGCCCCGACATCCACTCCGTTAGTAGCACGCGCCATACAAAGAGTATCCAACCAACCCTTCGGGCTAATCCCGTAAACCCACGAGAGTATTGCCCCATCAAACGCGGTGTTGTGCGCGAGTACAAGGGCATTTGCCCAGTCGTACTGGTTAAGAAATTCCTGAGTTTCCCCCTTGGTGCCGGAGAACCACGTCGTTTCGCCTTCATCTACCTTAACCCCCACACCGATAACTTCAAACCCATCGCTCCGTATGTACTCTTCAGTGGTCATCTTCGACAAACTATATTCACGGCTGTAGTACGTTTCAAAATCTACTGTGATAATCACTTAGTTCCTTTGTTCGTTCGTTGTGTTTTAGTAGGCGGGGGTATATAGGGTAAGTTTAATTGCTTCTCCTGAAACTCAATACTCTTCTGCCACTCACCGCCTACAAGTTCTTTTACTATGCACTCTTCAAATTGTTTGCGTAATAGTTTTTTGTAGCAGTCCCGTATGTGCTCAATCTCTTCGTCTGAAAATATAAGTTCTTTACCTGTGGTCATAACAACTCGTATGAAGTTACCCCACCGCACTTTATCAAACGGCTCATCGTCCCACGCATTAATTTTAATTGGATCCCACTCCGCATTTATAAACTCTTCGGGGTGTATCTTCATGCGGTCACACAACATCGTTACAGCAGTGGATAATTGATCTGCGCCCATCAACTGTTCCCCAAAAACTTTTGTAGTTTCTTAAACGCTGATCCCTCAAGCACAAACTTCTCACGCATATCTTCGGGGTTAGATTCCAACTTGATCATCTTCTTCCGTATAAGATCTTTAGTGACGCGGTAATGAATGGTCGCAGGCGACGCAATCTTAAACTCATGCACCAAGTCTGTGATCCGCACCGTGCGTCCCTCATCCCATCGGCTCTGTGCCGCGACAAGTAACTGTAGGTCTAGCAGATCAAGATCAAACTCAGTCTTGATTGCCCCGATTGTGTTTACCAAATTATTCAACTTCATTTTGTTCCCTTCAATGCATAATAAAAAACAGGCCGTTTAGAATCTGAACCTCTGTGTCTAAAATTAATAATTACGTTGTGGGTCTCCATTAAGTTTCCTATGTAAAGTCTCGCACTATTCTCGCTTACCTTCATACGCCTAGCGATCTGCTTTGTCGAAAGCCCCCATTGCCCTTTCAGCACACGCATCAACTGCACCAACCGTGCTCTGCGAGGGCATCTCCTAATCCTGCGACGCGTTGCGCTCGGCTTCGATGCAGTCAAGCATCACCTCCACTTGTAGTAAGTTCTTTTCGTTTACGATAGAAATATATCCCTCGTGCATTTGTATCTTGTCTAGTTCTCGTAATTGCAGGGCAGTCGGCTGATTGTCTCCGGCTTTGCACTCGATCCCAAAAAAGATTCCTTTGTGGCAACCCACAATGTCAGGCACACCGCTCCTACCATACCCACCTGTGGCAGGCATGAAGTAGTACGCCCCGCGATCATCTAACATCTTCTTAACCGCCTTCTTTACTTTGGCTTCGGGTGTCATATGAAGTCCTTGTTCTTTATTCCTAAGTCAAGCGATAATTTTTCATTCTCGGTTTTGACCCTGTGGTATGCCTGCTTCCAATGCTCAACTTCTTTCTTTAGGCGTTCGATCTCGGCTTTGTATTCTTCAGGAGTCATTCTTTCACCTTATAAAATTTCTTGGAGCCAATACGCACCACATCAGCAATATTGTTCTCAACAAACCTGTGCAAAACACGGGCTACTTTGTTATCGCTTACGATCCATGCTTTTGCAATCGTCCTTGCCTGAACGGGGGTTTTAGGGTGAGAGAGTAGATATTTCCACACCTTCTCTTCAAAATCGGTCATCTCAACTGCCATCGTCTACCCCCTTATCCCTCTTGCTTCCCATAACACCTGACTCAATCGATGCAGTATCTCTTCCAATTGTTTTTTGTTTTCGTTATACAAACGCTCAGACAAATAGAAAAAGCAGGCCGCCTTACCGTCATCGAAATCAATGTGTACAGAATCAAGTAACTGACTGACCTCATCAAACCTGTATGACAACTCATCAAGATCGTTGCTTACTTGCCATGCACCCTTAAGTAGTTTATCTAAGTCCTCTATCTTGACCAAGGCCATCGGCGAGGACTTTGTAGTTTTTGTAGTTTTCTTAGTTGCTTTTTTCATGTGTTCTTCTCCTTTAGTTTGGCTTCGATGGCTTTATATGTTTCGTAGTTTGTTGCCACGCTGTCTAAAGTCTTAAGCCTCATTTCGTGTATTTCCTCATCCGTCAGCCCAACCCATTCACGGTCACGTGCTCTCATAAAAGCGGCTCGGTAGTCATACAATTGGTGAGTAAGTTGCTGGTTTAAACTTGTTAACAAAGCAATTTCTTTTTTTAGTTCGTCCTCGATAGTCATGCGTTCTTCTCCTTGTAGTAATCCTTCTTCCAAGGCGATCCGTATATGCAGTTTTCGCAATATGACTCTTGAGAATCTCCAAGGACA